ATAGTTCTTGGGATCTTTCTTTGGTATCTTCTTTCTTTCTTCAAAGAACCACTCATACAGATCACAGAATTCATCTTTAGGTAAATGTGCTGGTGCCCACTTATTTCTAATAGCCAAATTAGGATAGAAACTAGTAACATCAGATGTCATTATTACCATATCCTTATTAGACTCATAGACCTTTGTAGACCTAGCACCATGAATACCACCGAGACCATAATCAGTCTTGACTCCTTTATACTGCACAGAATATTTAAAACCACCTTTTGTTTCTCCAGGATAGATAACTACTTCTTCAAATCTCTTAAGTAAGTTCTGAAATGTAGCTGTCTTGAATTCAATATAAGGTAGAATAATATTCTTTACTGTAATTCGGGCTCTGTGAGTTCTAGCCTGTCTAAGATCCCACTTCTTTACCTCAAGCTTCTGACTCAAGAAATGTAAAAACAACTCCTTAGAAATCCGTGGCTCAGATGCAGAGAATAAGTTAATCCCATATTCTTCAGTAAGAGTTCTTCTAAGATTAATCTGCTCTTTACTGAGTCTCATAATCTGTTTAGTAGACTTCACATCATTAATACAGTATCTGATAATCTCCGGAATCTGTTCAGCTGTAATAGTCTCAGTGTGATGGATAGGCATATCAATAATGTTAGGCCAATCCATAGTATACTGAATCCATTTAAGTGAGCTTCTCTTAGCTGCATTATCCCAGTGGTTCAGTTTAAAGACATCTACCTGGTTAATCTGCAGATCTCTTGGACTAAACTCTAGAAACTCTCCTGCATTCTGTCTACTAATTACATTTTGTGCTTTGCCATAAATCCATTTAGCAATTGTCTCTCCTGTGTTATGAACAATAGATTCTTTATTTCTTAGAATATACTCAGTAATCTGACTGTCAAATCCAAGACCATTAAAACTTACATGCCATTCTTCAGAACTAATATTCTCTTGGAGAAACTCTACTAGTTCCAGAATATCATTCTGACTTTCATGTATCACAAAGATCTTTTGCTCTTCAGAATTTACAGCTTCAAATACAGCTATGAAACAGTTGGACAAAGTCTCATAGTCCATTACCCAGTGTGTCCTCATGGTATAAATAGATTAGTTACAGGATCATTTATATCATCCCATCTAAGTTCTATACCAGTAGATTTTGGAAGATACTTTGGTAGATCTTTTATATGAGCATCACACATATAAAATGTTTCTTTGTGACCACCTTTACAGCATTTACAATTAAGATTTGTAAAAACTTTTACAGATTTAATTTTCATATCCCAACAGCCATGCCTACTGTTACAACGATGTCTATTCCAGTCACCATTAAAGTAACCTTTACTTACTTTATAAGTTATCATAATATGTATGTTCAGTTAAGCTGTCCCCCCTTTTATCCACAAAAAAAGGCAGCTGTTGCTACCTTCCTTTGCTGTTACACTCTAAAACAAATGCCTATGCATTTACAAAGCTAAGATAATCAAAATCTGCATTAACTGCAAAAAGATTTACAAAAGTTTTAATTGATTCAACATCAGAGATATAGTACTCTTGAAATACTTCAAGTTTATGTCTCTCTTGTTTCATACCCTTAGTACCTGTAATAGCTTGGCCATACTCATCAAGTTTAGGAAGCATTTGTAAAGTATTTCTCTTTGTTTTAGAAATTACTACAAATACTTTGCTCTCTGGGTCAAAGATACATTCTACATAAGGACAATCTGCCGTCACTGGCATTGCTCTAAAACTTGGTTTGCCATTCCATTCTGAGGCAACAAGCATCATATTTTTTTCCATGTTGGTTTATTTTTATACAAATTAACTTATAATCTTTAAGTTTTCCAAATCAGCTACTTTAATTAGCAAACATTCTTTTTCTAAATCAGGTTTATCACATAGCTCACCTACTTCTTCTATTAGCTTTTTATCAACATCAAGAATTTCAGAATATCTTTCAAACCAATTTTCAGGATTTAAATAACTATTGATATATACATAGTTACCACTATACTTTTCAAAAAAGTTAAGTACCGTTTCTTTAGTCTGTTTAGATATTTTACTATATCTACCATTTATAAAATGTTGCCAATCTTCTTTTAAATCAGAAAAATCAAAAACAAATACACTCTGTTCTGAATTAATTACTTTATAATCATGTAATCTGTTATGTTTTAATAATACATTTTTTTCAAAGTTTTTATACTCCAAATCATTTCTTGTATCATATAAACATATTAGTTTCATATCCTCAGGAGTATATGTGTCATTCCATCTAAGATAAGTCTCAGATGGAACAACACTTGTACCCCTTCTAATCCCCAAGAGCGGATATATAAATATCTTGGATTTCTGGAAATATTTACTGTAAAGTGTATTTATGATCATAATTAAAGTGTTACATTACCTAAAGCTAACTCATATGGTAACTTATACTCTTTGTTTACATAGTGATATTTAATTTTATCTTCTATGTCTTCAAAGTCAGCTAACCATATTTCTAAAGTTTCTTTACTTACCTGGTAAGGATACACTTGGTTGTACTTGTCAATTACAATAAATGTAATTACTATGTTCCACTCAGCTGCATCTTCTAATTCTTTAATAAAATTAGTCCAGGCAAGCTTGTGATAAATTGCGGCCTGAATCCAATATTTATAATAGCTTACAGACTCCGGAAAAGAAACAATATCTTTACCTGTTGTCTTCAAGTCATTGATAAATAATGTCTTAGTGTCATAATCCATCACAACATTATCTAAGATACCCTTATAACCAAATGGTAAATGCTCTTGATTAATACTAATCATGTACTCACTAAATGTTTTAATGTGTACATCATCTGGAGTTTTATCCAATTGTAAGAGGGCTCTTACTGCTTGATTAGATTTTAGTTCAATAATAGACTCTTTACAATTTGCAAGAGTAACTGCATCAACTACTGTCTTATCAATACTTTGTTTAAGAAAATCAAAATATGCTTTGTTTTCTTCTGTGAGAACTTTATCTAATCTTTGTTGATCTGTTTTAAGAGACTGGTATAGATTTGCTGTAAGTAATTCTGAGAGAATTTCTTGAGAGTAGAAATCCAAAGTTAATGTATCATTTCCAATTGTGCAATGGTACTTGAAAATATTATCAATAATTTTTCTTTGGCTATCAGTTGGGAACTTGCCCGGCATACTAATAAAATGCTTGTCATAATTATCTGGCTCAAATAAAAGACAGTGTAGGACACGACCTGCTACCAGGTGCGCGTCCGTACTGTCCTCTCTTTGGTTGAGCACATAATGACTGTAAAACATTCTAGGTGAAAACAATAGCTTATTAATGCTACTGTAGCTAAACCAGAATGGTTTTTTGTAGAATAGTTCTAGTTCATCAGAACCAGTCAATGTCGGTAGACTCATTAGTTTCTATTTGATGGTTATTTGATATAGGTTCTGGCTCAAGTTCTATTACAGATTCAATTGTTTCTGGCTCAATGCTGAGCTCTATTTCTGCAGGAGGAGCTGGTAATCTCTCTTCTTCTTCAGATTCAATTTCTCTTTCTGGAAAAATACTAGATTCAGTTACTGAAATAACATTTTTAGAATCTTCAATATCATACTCAATAACACCAGTATAAGAATCATTGATAGCTGTTAGTACATCTGGTGTAGGAACTATTTCTTTTACACTAAAAGTTGTACTGTGAGCAATATTTCTAATAAACCACTCAGCTTCTTCTTGAAGTAATACATGTGTCCATTCTTTAGTGAGTAAACCAAGATTCATTAGATGTTTAGCAATCTTATCTGGATCAAGCCAAGCAATTTCTTTAACTGTCATATTAAAATAACTTACCATAGACTTAAAGTTTACATGGTTCTTAGTGTGACAGTCTGAAATTCTATGAGCATAACGTTCAAGAAGTATTAATAGATACAAAGCACTCTCAATATAATTAGAGTTTGCCATAATCTCCATAGCCATAATATGATTATCTTGGTCTGAACTCTGAAACATCTTAACTAGTTGTTCATATACTTCAGGTGTAATAGTAACTGCATCATCACCATTAATCATAGCAAGTAACTCTGACTCATCAAAGATTGGCTTGTTCTGAATACCATCAAGTACATCTCTATATTCATCTTCAACAAAATAAACAGCAGAAGACATTCCTGAAACCATAGAGAACCCTTTTGAGCTCATATCATTTGCTGTACCATACTCCATGTAAATTACATCTGGATTACATGCAGCTACTGCAGTATTATACTTATCTGTATAATACATATCAAAACCCATGTGAGTTTTTAACCACTCAACATATTGTGTAAACTGTTCAGTCTTAGCACTACGTAACCAACGGCCACATGTAATTTTATTCATAGTAGCTTTACCAGAAATAATTACATTAGCTCTTTCAGCATCTCTGACAATTTTTACTCCAAGATCTAATGCTAAATCTCTAAGTTTAACCCTAGGAATATTAACTCCTGGCATCAAGTATATGCTATCTCCTTGTGTAGGAACATATCCTTTACTTACTGTATAGATATCAGATTTATTTTCTGGTATACCATACAATAGTTCTACATCTAATGCATCACCATTTCTGTTACAAATTATAATTTGCTCCATAATATAAAAATATAGGGGGCTGTTACACCCCCTGGTTAATTATTGAATTGCCATCTTTACTACTGCAGTATCTGCCATCAAAGCAGAGAACTTGACTTTGTTACCATTTACAATCTCCTTGACCATATAATATCTCAAGTCATTTGTAAAACCTTCAAACTCAGTAGTAAGTTTAGCTAGTCTGTCAATCATAGTTTTAGGAACAGCTCCTTTCTCAGCTACAGTAAGTGCATAGTTAATTACACGAGTTGCAATTACACTAGACAAGTCTGCACGGAAATCATCACCTTGACCTACAGAAGCCAACAAAGCACCTTTTACATATGCTTCATCTTTAGTAAGTAGATCTTCTGGAGAGATCATCTTATCAAGCTTGTTATTGATAAACATAGTAAACATGCTAGAGAAATCTGCACCAACAGAACCCTCACCAATCATCTGAACAAGAGGTAACTCATCTTCAAACTTTGGAATAGAACTAATACCATTAAAGAAAGTAGTAATAGATCTTGGATTCACACGTTGTGTTACAAGCTCTGGGTGCATCAACATGAAGTTAATACATCTACCATCAATGTTTGCTTTCTCAGCCCACTTAGCCCATACTTGGACATCATACTTCATCTCTACAGAGATAAATCTGGTCTTCTGAGCTACGTCAAGACTAGTAACATTATAATCACCATTGTCCGGGTTAGTAGTCAAGATAACATGCCAGTTCTTTGGAAGCTTCCATGATACATATTCTTGACGGTCCAAGATCTCCATAGTAGCTTGCATGAATCTGTGGTCAGCACGAGTATAGTCATCCAAGATTAGGAAACCACCCTCACCTTTACCCTGAATCCATTCAGGAGCAGCATGAGACATTCTCTTATCTGCAACAGTATAACCCGCTTTCATAGCAGCTGGAACTTGAGCTTCAGTAATCCATCTTTGTTTACCTTCTTGGTTCTTTACTAAGAATTCTTTAACAGGAAAACCAACAAGGTCACCTAACTCCTCAATCTGAGATAGATTAAGTTTTACTACATCCATACCAAGTTCTTTACCCAACTGCAAGATTGCAGAAGTTTTACCAAGACCGGCATCACCTTCAATATTAATTGCAACAGGTACTTTACCTTCTGCTTGGATATGCTGATTGTTTTTAACCATGTGACGGATAAAACTTTTTAACTCATCTACGTTCAATTGTACTGTATTCATAACTTAATTTTTTATAATTCTAACTTAATAACTTGACCTGGTAAATCTTCATTCATTTCTGATCTTTCTGACAAAACCCACAGAACTCTGTTTCTTGGTTTTACAGATGTATAGCACTCACCATCAGTAAAATACACCAGGCTAGTATATTTCTTAAGGTTTGCATTGTAATAGTCTAGGACGGGATCAAATTCAGTCCCACCTCTTCCATGTACTTTGAGATCATTCTTGCCTTTGTAAGGCTCAATAGACCGGATACGTGTATCACATTGTACTATAGTAATGTCAACTCCTGCTTTATGAATATGATGTATCTCATTCATAAACTCAGTAAGTTCATCATTACTTACAGATCCAGAAGTGTCAATAGCCAATAGCATATGTTGTCTCATCTTGATCTTTAGACCAGGATTATCTTCATATCTATAGTTCTCTTTTCTTCTAATCTTTTTAGTAAAGATTTTAGTACTTGTACCAGTGAATCTTCTAAGATATCCTCTCCAGTCAAATTTAGCTTTAGTAACTTCATCTAGAACAATCAGTCCTTCAATCTCACCTGGAACAGTACCACGTTTCTTAATGGTCTGTTCTTTAGCATCTTGTAAGATTTTCTGTACTTGTTTCTCAATGAGTTTCTTCTCAGCTTCAGACATGTCCTCAAACTCTTCCCATGTAGAATGATCTGGTATGTCTCCACTTGCAATGTTATCAAGTAAATTATCCATTGCTTGACTACCTGTACTACCATTCTTTTCCTTCTCATCTTGAAGGCGGAGAAGCTGGTCATAGTAATATCTACAACCAGCCTTTCTATCTAGATTGAGTTCTGCATAGTCATCAATGTTGATACCTCCTTCTGGCAGCCAAGAGGCTTCAATATACTGATTAATTTCCATATCCATGGCAACATTTGCAAGTTTCTTGTTGCTGAAAGAGCTAAAACTTACAAGGTGACCAAATGCAATATGAAGTAATTCATGTTTCAGTAAGCCCATTTTGTGATCATCACTTAGTCCAGTCCAGAATTCTTCATTGATGGCTAACTGATAATTAATATTGTGCTTACTTACACCTGCAGTAGGAAGATCTTTTCTCCATACTTTATTCAACATAATGAGAAAGAACCCGTAATAGGGCTCTTTCAACATTAGTTCTTTACTGATTTTACTAAGACTCTGTGCTTTGTCCATCATCTTTGATTTTCACATCAATGCTTATTTTATTCATATCATAACCTATATTACCTAACATGCTAGTTAGGTCTCTAACAAAGTTTTCTATGAACAGCTCAACCAAAAGCTTATCTGCCTTGTGTGTAGTTAATAATCCTAGCACTCTTGCACTAGATAATGATCCTATCTGCTCAGATAGAATTGGAACAAGTATTTTATAAGAATTTGGTGCTTGTTTTCCCCAAGCAGTAGAATCCTTTTTAGAATACTTATATAATACAATTAACTCTGGTACAGTTAGATTACTGTTTTCTATTGCCTGGAAAGCAATAACATGATTTTCTGCATCACTAGAGTTAAACATAGAAATCAGATTGTTTAATTCATTTTTACTTAGTTTCATTAGTCTTCAATTTTAAGTGTTTTAATCATCCATTCTGTGGGTTTATTGATATTGTCTACCCATTCTTTTGCACTTGGGATATATCCATTACAGTCTTCTTTTACGTGCTGTTCTCCAATATATCTTACGTATACTTTCTTACCATCAGAGTTTTCAATCATTTGACCAAAGATCTTTTCACATTCAAATATACCCTCACTATGGTGACGGAACATTCTATGCTTACTGTGACCAATCCAAGCTTTTGTAGCATCAAACCATTCATGAATTTCTATATAATCCAACCAAGAACCACCAAACTTTCTAGCTGATGATTTTGCATGTTCTACAGGATGTGACATTAGTCTAGAGTTTGATCAATTAGATTACCAACGTGCTCATATGTTTCAACTTCAGTAATTCTGATATTATTCATTATATCATATTTACCAGATGGTATTAGAATACACATTGTACCATAACCACCTTCATCATTCCACCAATTTTCTAAATCATCTAATATTTTGTCTGTGGCAAAACTTTCAATATCAGAAGATAAACCAGAATCAAGACTTCTTAAATATTTTGCATCTGGTTGCCAATTATTAAGAGATCTAATTTTATCAAAAGCTTCTTCCTCATTTTCAGGTAATTTATCTGTTGTATAAATTACTTCATCTATACAACCAGAGTCTCCGCTACCTTCATAATATATCTGGATACCGGTCACACCAAGGTCAGCCAACTGAATCAGAAGGCCTGTCATCATTGTTTCATTCATAACTATTTTGTTTTGTAAAATCTGCCAAGGATATTGGCATTCAGAAATTCTTCTTTTTCAAGTACTTCATACTTAAACTGGTACTTTACTTCTTGGTAAGTTAATTCCATCTGAGATTGACAAATTCTAAGAATCTCTCTTTTAATAGGAATTCCTGCTTTGTGAGCATCTTTAAGAATCTTATTACTACTATAATAGTTCATAAAGTCTGGCTTTAGCTGCCATTTATACTTCTTAAGTCTCTTATCAGTAGACATGGCTAGAGCTTTTTTACCCAAAGGCCTTTTTATCTTAGAAAAGAAATTTTTCTTACCAATATATGCAACAGACTGACCATTTATAATAGCAGTCATAATGTAGATAAATCCAACATACCCATCTGGAATACATGACTCATCAAACTCTTTACCTTTATGTATCCAACTCATGTGCTAAATTGAAAATGTTTTTTTAATGCTGTATTCTCAGCAGCAAGTTCCATCGTATGTAATTCATATTCTGCAACTCTTTGCTTTAACTCAGCATTTTCTGCTACAAGATCATCATTTACCTCTTTAAGTGTATCATTTTCATCTCTTAAATCAGAAATTTCACCTTTTAAAACAGAAATTTCATCATTTACATCTTCTAATTCTCTTTCAATTTTTTCCCTTAGAATATCAAATTCATATCTTGCAGAAGACATATGATCTTCTAAATCATTCATTGATCTTTCTAAACTCATAATGCTTGCTTTAGTAAAATTAATAATTTATCTCTAACAGCTTCAACACCATGATCTTTAACAGAATCTGATAAATCTTTAGACATGTCAAGATTAATAAAGTTGATACCATACTTGTCTTGATATCTCTGAGCAGCCTTAAGACCGGGCTCATCATTATCAAATAGCACAATTATCTTAGAATATTTCTCTTGAAGCTTACCTATAACAGATTCTCCAATCATTGTATTCTCACTGTCTGGAGCAATGCATTCTATATTACCAATACCAAGCTTCTTAAAACTCATGAGATCTTTAAGAGAAGATACAATCAGTAAATACTTAGAATCATACTGCAGTTGATCCATACCTTGAGTATAGTTCTGGATCTTAATAAACTTTTTCTCAGGAATCTTTGGCATATAAATCTTATAGAGCTCACCATCATTACGGAAATAACCATAAACATAAGGTCTAGAAAACTTATAGCTTGTAATAGAACCATCTGGTTCAGTCTTAGACATTGTAAAGAACTCTAGTGGAACTACATTATACTGACTTAAGATACTAGAACCAATTTTAAATTGTGTCCAATACTTCTGGTCAAGTGTATTCCAGTGTCTCATTTCAAAATCTACAACCTTAAACTTATCATGGAACTGTATAGGACCTCTATGTGCAGGTGCATTATGTTTTAAATACTCCTGATAATCGGTTAATATCCGGTTAACTGCCTTAAATCTGGCATTATAGTTAAATAGACACTTAACAAGTTCTATTTGGTCACCTTGAAATCCTGAAGAAAAATCCTTGAACTTATATTTACCATTGTCTTGATAGATAAACATGCTAGGCACTTTATCTCTAACATTAAATGCAGATAGCATCTTAATGTTTTGTCCGGTAAGTTTTTCTTTTAAGTTCAAATAATACTCAAATACCCATTCTCTGGGAACTTCCTCTAAATCAGATATTAAATTTCTTGTTGAAATCATAACCAATAAAATATAAAGGGGGAGCCCCTGATTTCAGTCTAAATCTACCTTTTTTTTAAAGTTATTAATACTAAAAACTCCCCCTTTAAAAAGATTGAGTATTAGTCTAAACTAAAGTCAGAAGATGTCTTAGGTTTTAAGAAAACATCATCATCATCCCCAAAAGATTTAACTTCTTTAACTTCTAACTTCTTAAGATGTTTTGCTTCATCAAATTTGATAACAGCACCACCTTCAACAGCTCCAAAAGCATATTTCTTACCTTCAGCTTTTGGCAACCACATGTCATAGTTAGTATAACCTGTTTTGCCTTCATATTCTTTACCAGCAACACAGAACTCAAGATACTTACCTCTGAAATCTGCAGTTTTATTGAATGCTTTAACAAAGTCTTCAATTGTTTCATGTTGACCATCTTGTTCAAGGAACCATGAATCAAGTTCAAGAGTATGAGCCAAAGTTCTTAAGAAGATTAAGATAGATCTATCTCTCTGGATTTTGATACCAGATTTAGTTTCACCATCTGCAAATGCATATTGACTTGCTTTTACTCTACCAATCTGACCAGCATATCTTCCTTTGCTCTCATCATCTTTATCAATCATAAAACCTTCAAAACCTTCAATAGGTTCAGTTTCTACATGCATCATCAAGTGATATGCACCATCAATAAATTTGAATTCTTCTAATTCAATGCTGTTAATCTTTAAAACATGATTACCTGGTGTAATTGTTTTTGGTAGTCCTGAGCCTCCTGTGCCCAAATCAGTTGTGCTTAATGCCATTTTTCTTAAAATTAAATTGTTAAATAAAAACTTTGTCCCAGTGAAATACTAACTCACCATATTCATTCATTTCTGTTACTACTATTTCTTCATTACGCAAGTGTTCAGGTCTTGCACCGCAAGTTACTTCTTCACTTGTTTTAAATGATAAAATAGTTTTGTTTCCTTTTCTATACATGTAACCAATTGCATCTGCGTTAGCACAGATTAGAGACTTAATCTTACCAGTTAAATCAATGTTTGCAGCAAGAACCATCTCTCCTTTATCATCTACCTGTTTGTCTTTAATGTGACCAGATAAAATAATATGGGGGGCTAATGTATCAATAAAATCTAAAACTTGAAAGAAAGCTTGTCTTAAATATAAATATCCAGCACCATTAGGTAAGGACAAGACATTATCTCCATCATAGTTTTTACCCATGCTTGTAGCACGGTATAGTTTGATTGCAAGAGGCATAACCATATCTTCTAATGCAGTTACAGTATCAATTGTAACATACTTGTATGGATTACCAGCTGCTTTAATTGCTTTTCCTGCATCAAGCAACTCTTGTAAAGAATTAATCTTTACCTTGAGGGCTTCTACATAATCAGCACCATTCTCTAAATCAAGAATTAAATTGTCTTCAAGACCAGCAAATGCTGTGGTCTTACCAGTCTTTGGCTTTGAATAAATAATTAATCTCTTTGGATTAACTCTTTCAGCCTTAACTTTTCTAGTTGGAAGTACTATACTCATTACTTAAGTTTTTGTGCTAGTTTTTGAAAATCTGTTGCTATTCTTAGTAAGATATCAGATGCAGACTCATCAAGAGATAACTCTTCCTTAGTTTCTTTAAGCTTAGGAATAAATTCATTCTCAAAATCTGGAAATACTGATAAGCTTACTTGCTCTTTAGGAGCTTCAGCTTTTCTTTTCTCATAGAGATTATAAGTAATCTCATCACCATCTGACATAATAACCATTAACTCAGACAGTGGAACTGTATAAGCAAAATAGTTTTCTCCCATTGAGTTAGTACCTTCTTTTACATCATACTCTTCAGCAAAATAAGGGTTGTGTTTGTACTTGAATAAAGGCCTGTCTTCAAATGCTGATTCAATACCTATTTCTTTACCATTAACATCTCTGTTGACATCAATGAATTCAATAAAGATATCTTCACCTCTCTTCAATTCACCTTCAAATAGCTGTACTTGCCTACCATACTTACCCTTCTGAAAAAAGGCAGTCTTTAAGACAAAGAAAGGATCAGCTATTTGAGCTTTTCTAAACTTATCCATGTGATAAGCAAAGAACTCTTTTTCTTTTTCTTTTCTAGTCATAATTATAATTTAATTTTTGTTGCTTGTGGAGGTGTTTCTATTTCAACTATCCTCATGTTCTCTCTATCTAGCTTAAAGAAGCTTAACCTAGTTGTTCCATTCCTAGATTTTAAAAAGTGAAATGCAAGTAAATCTTCATCATTCACTATAAATCTTTCAGGACCATAGAACCTAATCTTTCTGATAGAGGGTTTATTAATACCAAGTACTACATCAGCATGTTGTAATAGAGCATCTGCTCCAAATAAATCAGAATCTAATACATAATTACCATAGTCACCATCTTTGGATCTCTCTGGGTTATCTATATTCCGGTTCAACTGACTTAGAATAAGAAATGCAACAGGATAATGTTTCTTCATATATGTCATGGCTTCACCAAGAGCATATAATACTTCAAACTTATCCTTCTGACCTTTTCCTACTTTAAATAAAGCTGAGTGGTCAATAGTAACCAGAGCATTTGTGTAGTTACCTGCTTCATCTTTATGAGCTTCCATATAATAATGTATGGTTGCACACATTTCATCTACAGTACACGGATCATATACCACATCTATGACATCAGTCTTCTCAGTTTCCTCATAGTACTGGACACATCTTTGATATAGATCCTTATCCACGGGTTCACCCTTGCTCATTAATGTATTGTAATCAGAACCTGTATTCAGACTCAGCTTTCTGATACCATTGGTCTCATCAAGCATCTCAAACTGAAACTTAAGAACTCTAAACTTATGGTCTTTATTCTCCTCAATAATATCAGAGATTAACTGCTCCATAAATAAAGTCTTCCCAGTACCAGGCCTAGCACCAACTACGGTGATAGTTCTCCATTCCAATCCGTCACAGAAGGCATCATTAAATTTGGGCCATGAACTTTTGAGTGACTTTAATTCACCTGATCTTCTAGCTTTCATTTTCAGAAGAGCTTTTCTAAGAGCGTCTCTCTCACTCACAGGCTTCAGAGCCCGGGCACCGTTAAATAAATCTGCCATAATAAAGGATTTGTTATTCTACATGTCTAAGCTTAAAATCATTATATACATAATGAGAAAAGCCTACTATAAATTCAATTGCTAAGAACTGAAGTACATTCATCTCAACCAGAAAAGTCTTGATGAATAACCAGGATACTAATGATCCTAATGTTGCAATAAGGAATAATTTAAATCTAATCATACAATCTTTTCTTTAAAGAATACTGGTGCTTCATAATCATCCTGTGTAATCATATCACAATAAGTTGCTAGAGTAGAATCCCAGGTTTTATCTGTATTCTGTTTTCTAATAAAATACTGTGAGTTCCGCATGTAGTTGTATCTATTAATAGAATACTCTTCTACATACTTCTCAGTAGCTTGAATAACTACCTCCCAAGAATAATCAAATGTTTCAAAGAACCATCTAAATGCATTCTCTAGACTCTTTACATTAACTCTTGCATAAACACCGCTTGGTAACTTAGTTGCCGGGAAGCATTCATTATAAGTCTTAATGTTTTCTAGAAACTCATCACCCATAAGGGCTTTAGATGTTTTCTTCTTAGATTTCTTGAAATAGCTTTCAATTTCTTGCATAAATTTAAGGCTAATTTCAGACAATTCCAAGGATTCTGTAAGGTAATTACCTGATTTTAATTTAGCAACTTCAATAGAAGCATTGACTAAATCACTGGGTACAATCTTGTTATGTATACAGTATAATACATAAAAAGCATTAGGACTTAATCCAGCTTTTATTAGTTTGTTGAATACTTCTTCCATTACCAGTTAATTGAATAATTATATAAATGTTTAACTGTATCTTTTACATCTTGAAAGACACCTTTAGAATCCCACTTACTACCATTATAAGCAGCACTTGCCGGATGGGAAACCATAAATTTAGTACAATTTTCTCCACACATGTCTGCCCATTCTTGAGATTTTTTACCCATATAAACATAAACTAATCCTGGATTAAAATTCTTAAGGTAGTCAAACAAGTATGATACAAATGGAGCCCATAGTTCATAGTGCTTACCAATCTTACCAACTTCAGTTGTAAGAGCTGTATTAAGCATAAGTATACCTTGACGGGACCATTTTGATAGATCTAGTGATCTTTCATACCCATTAGGGTATAGTTTCTCAATTTCATCATGAATAAATCTTAATGATGGTTGTTCTTTTTCAGATTTACTGCAACTAAAAGCAATACCATCTGCTACACCTACAGTAGGATAAGGGTCTTGTCCAACCATTACCACTTTTAATTCGTCATAAGGACACTCTTCAAATGCTCTAAACACATCTTTAAGTACTGGAGTAAACCTTTGTCCTTTATTAGACATATTGTACAAGTCAGTCAGAATCTTTTCAAACTCTAAACTAAATATAAAAGGTTTAAGAACTCTACCCCAACCACTGGGTTCAAGTTTATTAAATATTTTTTGTTTATAATCATCAATATCTAATATATTACTCATAATCATGTATATTTGTTAAAAAAGTATAATATAATGGCTACTGTAAAAGAACTAAAAGATGATGCACTAATGAATGTAGAAGTAAATAAGAGCTTCTATTTCATGGTTAAGAATGCTTTATTTTTTCTATTTAGAAATATGGATATCAAAGAAGAAGATAAAGAAAAAGTTCTAAAAGAACTCATGAATAAAAACTTCAATGATATGACACATTGGGAGCAGTCATTTTATGCAATCACGCTTTTACTTGCTGAAATTGAAAGACAAGCAAGTATTACTAATCAGTATCAAGAAGTAGAAATTAATCCTAAGCAAGATTAATATTAAACTCTCTACCTATTTCTATACAGGCTTCAATAGCCAATACTAATTCCATTTTACTACAGTCTGCAAAAGACTTACAGTATTCAGCACCATCTGCGTCATAACATAGACCAGCATGTTGCTTTATAATTTTTTTCATTTCCTCAAATGTATAGCCAGATTCTTTGGCTAATTCACGTATACAGGCATGGACTTTAGCCAATTGTGCAATAGAACCATTATCTGATGTAAGGCCCATAAATACTTCAACTTGTTGTCCATCAGTTAGTTTATCAAGAAAGATTTGATAATTTAATTTGGATTTATCATCTGGATAAACTAACTTACCATCACGTTTTACTAGTTTTACAGTAAACATATGCTAGATTTTTAGTATATTATTAATAGATATGGCAGGCAAAAAAGGTAATCAACACAATAAACATAAAGATACTGATATAATAATAGAGTATCTTGAGAACTTTCCAAATTCTCCATCTAAAACTCTTGCAAAGAAAATATTTTCTGAGCATCCCACTTTCTCAAGCTTTGAATCAGTATACAGTAGAGTAAGATATTACAGAGGTCAATTAGGTGATAGAAATAGAAAAACTCTGTATACTAACAATTTTCAAAAAGAACTTAAAGTAGAATTCACTATGAAAGAAAAATTCCTACCAGAGTCTTATGCTAATAAGCGTGATACTTTTATATTTCCATCAGCATGCAACTCAGTAGGAGTTATTGGTGATATTCACATTCCATACCAAGATAATGATGCTATTGAAGCAGCATTTGCTGAAATGGAAGCACAAAAGATTGAATCACTATTCATTAATGGTGATATGTTAGACTTCTATCAGATGTCATTTCATGAGAAAGACCCAAGAAATGTGCATTTTAAACAAGAAATAGAAGCCGGTAGACAATTCCTTGAATACTGCAGATACAGATTCCCAGATATTCCAATTTACTTTATACCAGGTAACCATGAGAATAGATTTGAAAGATACCTTAGAGTTAAGGCATCTGAACTATTAGACATGGATGAATTCAGACTAGATGTATTACTACGTGTAGCTGAATATGGTGTACAGTTTATTCCATTTAGATCTAAAGTTGTATTTGGTGACTTCTTAATAGAGCATGGAGATAAAATTCCTGGTGCAGGTGGTGTAGTACCAGCTCGCACTGCTCTAATGAGACTAAAGACTAATTGTCTTATCAATCACTTCCACAAAACTAGTTCTAGTTCACAAAGAGTTTATGGTCCAGATGAATCTACAACCATACGTGGTTATAGCCTTGGATGTCTATGTGAACTTACTCCAGAATATTTAGAAATAAATGAATGGAATCATGGATTTGCTATTCTAAAAAGAAATGGTAACTTAGTACAAGTTAACAATTACAAGATAGAAGGTAATCAAATAGTCTAATGTTTCTACCAATAGAATTTCAAGATCAAGATGGCCCATACTTTGAGCATCTAAATGTTACTCACATAACAAGAATATCTTTTATTAATCCAAGAAATCCTGATGCAGGAGCTAAGATTCACCTAAGAACAGGTGAAGTCTTATCTACTAGAATGCCATTTGATCAGCTATCCCAAGCTATTGATGAAGCTTGGGAATCTGCAGCTTCTCTTGTACTAAGTACTTTACTATCTGAAAAAGCTAAACTTATCTCTGGTAGCCAACGGCCTGAAGAAAACTCTGAACTTCTTGAGGACTCTGAAGCTTAAACTGATCAGGCCATTCTAGATTAGTAACATACCAATTATCATCTTTTACACAGTCACTGTCTACTGAACAAAGAGTTAAATTGTCAAATATTTCTAATGTATAATAGAAATAATCATATCCATTTTGACTATCTAAGTCCTTGACTTCTACTTTGTTAAAACCAAGATCTGTTAAATCATTTTCTGTCATCTGTTAATTGTTTAGCAATCTTTTTAGCTAAATAGGGGCTGCACTTATACTTGTGCATCACATAGCCTGCAATAATTCTAGGATTCATTATCTTAATGTCTTTGTTCTCTAGTCTTATTTCTTTTACTATGTGTTCTGTAAGTAAGTTTGCCATTATTTAGCTGCCATTGTTTGCATGAATATTTCATGATTAAGTATCTCAAACGCATAATTCTTAGCAACATTCCAGTATGCTTTATTTGTCTTACTATACTCACCATGTTCTTGTAATCTGAGTTCTCTAAAATTCTTGATAGATAAAGTAACCATATGAAGATTATCCTGGTCTTCTGACTCAAGCATTCTAATCATATTCTTTATTTCAGTATCATTTATATAACCCATGTATTTTAGCAACTGTAGTTCTGCCATATAAACAAATGGCCGGAACATACCCGCTTTACTACCTTTATGGTACATATACCACAGATAATTTAAATTCTGATCTACACCATTTGTGATGTTATAATGCTCTTCTGCAATCTGTGCAGAGAGTGCTTCCATTTCTTTTCTAATATCTCTTTCCATCTTAAAATATGTACCTAATTGTATTCCAAGGAAGTATTCTATCATGAAGATCTCTGAACTGTTGTATGTAATCAGCCTTTCTTCTATGTTCATACCTAACATTGCTACCACCATATTGAGAAGTCTTAGCTTCTTGGATCTTAGGAGTCCAAAGAAAACTTTCACCTGGGATTTTATGTTCCACATTGTACTTGTGTTTTTCTTCATTATGTGTTAAAAAGATTACCTCAGCTTTAACTGAATCATTATCCCAATTACCTAATCTTGCCATTCCAGATATAGATGTAAATAAACCTTCATAGTGCTTCAACCAATTATCATGTACAATAACAGGACTAAAGTTTAAGTGAACTTCATAACCAGCATTTAGAAAACGACCCACAGCACTAAGTCTTTCATAGACACCTGAAGTATTTGGTTCCAATCTCTTGTGTAGCTCTAGTGGTATCATACTAAATCTAATTCTGATTTTACCTTCAGGATTAAAATCTAGCAGATCCCCATTAACACACTTAGTAGCAAATGAACCCATAGCAAGTGGATGATCTCTAAAGAACTTAAAGATAGTCTTCCAATCATGATACTTAGCATGTAGAGCAAAGTCTTCATTACCAATTTGTTATCCTATAGGCTCTTTATCCTATAGATCTATACTTTTATTTTTAAGTTATATGTATAGTTCAGACTATATCATCATGTAATTACTTACATGCCCCGCGCTCTTGGTATTTTACCATCTCCAGCATAACCTGGTAAGACTCCATAT